CAAAAAAAGTCTGAACTCAATACTTCTTCAGGTCTATATTTTCCTTTGTATAAACTACTATATAGTCCATCTTTTCCTCTAAAACTCTTCAATCCGCTCTCAGTTGAAACTCACTCCATTAACTACCAAAATTTATAACTTGATTTTTCTTAAATTTTAAAGTATATTTTTAATATATTATTCTTTTATAAAGGGGGCAATATGTTAGATATGTATAATAAAACAACTGGAAAATTAACATTCAAACTTGAGGGAGAAAACGAGTTAAATGTAAGAAATTTTAGTGAAATGTTAATAGGAACTGAAAATATATTAAAAAAAATAACAAATGTCACTAAGGATAACGCTTCTTTAGAATTGAAGATAGTTGCTATAAAAGAAGGAAGTTTTGAGTTCGATTTACTCGCTATTTTAGGTACATTACCTGAATTATTTCAAGGAATAATTACAGCATATGATTTAATAGAATCTTTTTTAGAATGGATTTATTTTAAAAATTGGTTAAAAGGAGAGGAAATAAAAGAGATGGTTAGTAATGAAAATAATGTTATTGTTAATAAAGTAGATGGCACTAATAATACCATTACAAATAATATAAATATAAATATATTTAAAGATGATAAAAAAATAGAAGATATAGATAAACTATTTGTAGCACTTGGAAATTCTATTCCAAATGGTAGAAATTTAACTCTTAAAACAAATGATGAGACACATAATTATCCTTCTAGTATTAAAGAAAACTTAGAGGCTCCTATAAAAATAAAACCTCAGGAAGATGAGAGAATAGAAACAAGTGTTATCACAAGAGAAGTTATAATAAAAAAACCTGATTTTGAAATGAAATCTAAATGGCAAATATACATACATAATAAATTATATCATGTTGATATAAGTGATGAGGTATTTAAAGAATTTGTTATATCTGGTAGATTCTCAGCACATAATGGGACAAAATTAAGAGTAGATTTAGAAGAAGTTATTAAATATAATTCTAAAAATGAAATAATAAACTTAGATTACACCAACATATTGAAAGTCTATAATGACGAAACTAACTTAAGAATTCTGTAAAAAAAGGGTAGGATTTTTTCCTACCCATTTCTTCTATTACAATTTAGTAGATGATCATAAATCTTTTGATAATCTGCTTCTACCTTATCTCCTAACTTGGATATCATTGCTTTTATTTCATTTTTTTGTTTTTCAGAGCTGTTTTTTATTTCTTCAAGTTGCTTGTCTAATTTTTCTTGATCTATATAATATGTTTCCTTTTTTAATCTTTTGTTAATTTGTCTCATTAGATAATTATGATAGCCTAAGATAACTCCACCAACTGTAATTAAAGATGTTCCGAGCATTCCTAATAACGTTAAAGTTATTTCTAATTCCATTAATCCTCCTTGTATGCAAACATCCCAAATGTTCTTACTGCTCTATACATCAATTGTCTTTTGAAAAAACCTGCACCCTGTTCTTTCATAACTGCTAGGAATATCTTATCTGCTTCCTTTCTTGAAACACCTAATTTATGACCATTTCTATATAGCCAATCATGAACAACTGCTGCTTTTGTGTGGTCTTTTCCATAAGTATTTATGATATTTCTAAAAACTCTAGGAACACTAGCTAAATCACACTTAAAACCTGCAGGAATATGAATTAATTTTTCTCCTATCATATATCTATAATCTTTTTCTAAAATAAAATCTTTTCCATCATAATACTTCAATTCAAAATTATCTAATTCTGGCATGATATACCTCCTTATTTTACATCATACTTCTTATTTTCCCATTTTTTATAAGCATCTAAGTACAATTCATTTTTATCTCCGTTGTAAGTAAGTTCATAATACATTCCATCAGATACTACCGTTGATAATAATACTTTTGCATTTTGTAATGTTTTGCAGTACCAAACAACAAATACATCATCTATTGTTATCTTAGTATCATCTGTTTTCTCAACTCTGTTATTAAAATAGTCGACCACTTTTTCTTTACACATATTTTGAAAATTATTAAAATTCATACTTTTTACCTCCATTATCTTTTAAATTGAATATTATCAGCTGTTCCTAATTGAAAATGTACTAAATCTTTTTGTTTCCAATTTCCACCCCAAACTATCCCATATTTATCAATCAAACCTTTGCTTTTAGCAATATCATAAATAGCTTTATAATATTTATAATCCCATCTAGCAACTGTCTTTTCTTTTTCTTCTCCAGTTTTTTTATCTGTGTATTTTTCTTTCTCCAAAACTGCTATATCAACAGCATAACCATATCCATCTGATTTCATTTGATGTTTTGATTTTAATTTATATCCATCGCACCAACTAACTTTACTTAGTTTATTCCCATTGCTATCATATAAAAGAGATCTTCCTTTTTGATATTCATAATTTTGTTCTTGAGCAGTTCTTACTCCACATGTAACTTTAAAATCATATTGTGACTCTTTTATAAGTTCTTTAATAAAATTTACAACATTTGGATGAACTCCATTTAATTTTTCTAAACTATTTTCAGATAAAACAAACATATATACCTCCTTCTTTAAAATCGCCTTACGATACTTAGCTAATATTTTTTAGAGATAGATGTAAAATCTATCATTATTTTTTAATTCCATTCTATTTTTTCTAAATCTTCAACTGTCTTGGCTTTTTCAATTTCAATAAATATTGCTGTATACTTATTTTGAGCAGTTATAACTTTTAAAATCCATTTAAGATATACTTGATTTATATCCCCTAAACTTATATCAGCTACAGAGTTATCTTGAAGTCTCCATTTTGTATTTAAAGATTTTAAGAACTCTTTTAATTTTCCTAATTTCATCACATTTTTTAACTTTTCTTCTAAATCTGGAGTAACAGTAATTTCTAAATCGCGTAAAGCTTCTTTTAAAATTTCTATATCTGTTGTTTCTGAAGCTATGTCTAATGCTATTTTTACTCTTATAAAATTTATTTCATCATAGTCACGCATTTGAAAAACTTTCCCTTTATATTCAAAACTTCCAAATAATTTTTCTAGTAAGATAGCTTGAAACTTATGTTTAAAAGTTTTCTTTACTCCATTCATATCAATATCCCATTCATGAGAAACTGAATTCCAAGTATGATATGATGTTGGTTGAGGTACAGTTATAAGTTTTTTATTCTCTATGTACTCACCTTGATTTAATTGAACTTCTATTCCTTCTTCAATCAACTCTTGTCTTGTCATCTCTCTTATTGTATTAGTTGAAGAATCATAAGTTGCATTTTTAAATGCTTCGTTTCTTTCAACAACTATATAATTATTTGGATCTAACTCAGGATAATCTAAAAATAAATTATTATCCATAAAGTTTTTTACTTCATCAGCAGTTAAATTTACAGTAAATTCTATTCCTGCTCTTTTTTGTTTTTGATATATATAAAACATTTTTTCTCCTTTCAATTCTATAAAATATATTATTTTTCTAAAATATTCCTAACTTCTTTCTTTGTAAGATAAGTGAGTTTCTTATCTCTACAGGACTTGCTTTTTGTATATAATGCTTACTTGTAACTGTACTACTAACATGATTTGCATAGCTAGAAGCAAGCCCTAATCCTCCCAAATTATTTATAAGATTTATTGATGTTTTCCTAAGTGTATGAGGATATAAATCAGAAATATCCAAAATTAATCCCATTTTCTTTACTCTTTGCCTTATAGCTCCTTGGCTCATTTTTCTATACTCATTCCCATATTTTGTTATGAATAGCCATTCTGAATCTATCCCTTTTTCTATTCTTGTATTTATCCACTCTTGTAGTAATTCTTTGCATTTATCAAAAAAGAATACATTTACAATATATCCCTCCTTTTCTCTAACTTCTTCAAAGAAACCTTCATCTAATCTAAGTTGCTCAATTTTTAAATTCTGAATAGCACTTATTCTGCAAGCACTATCCAAAAATAATTCCCATAATATTTGGTCCTGGATATCATATTTCTTATTTTGAAATTTCATAACAAGCCTAACTGTTAATATCTGCTCAGCATTTAAAAAGTAGCTTTTTCTAATTTTATCTTTATCTGTAAACTTCAACTTATCTAGTTTATCTGTGAAAGGATGAAATTTTATTTTATTTCTTCTCACACACCAGGAATAAAAACTACTAATTGCAGTAACTTTATTCATCAAAGTTCTTTTACTGTTACCCTTACTTCTACAATAATTACGATATTTTTCTATTATTGAGGGCATATCCTTCAAAGTATCTTTTCCTAACAAAGCCTTATTTCTATAAGTATCTTCTAACCAAATTAGAAACAACTTAAAATTATTAATATAAGTTTTGTAAGTTGTATTCCATGTATCCCAGTTATTTGCCTTACAACTTTCTAAATACTCCAAATAAATTTCACTATTTTCTTTTTTGAATTTCCTTAACATTATTTCTTCCATAATGCACCTCCTAAAATTGTTAGGTACATTATATAAAGTAAAAGTGAATAGATTGGAAAATCTAATCACTTTAGATAAAGGTGATTATTTCAATGCAAATTTAGGTGGACTTATAATTAAAGTTATTGGTTTCCAATCAAAAACAGGGAAAAATAGATACGACTTCGACAAATCTTTTCCAAATAGATGCTTAATATGCATTCTTACAGAAAACGATGGAAGAAGAGATACTGAACCTGCACTGGAAGCATTTGATAGAACTGGGTTCTATGCAAACAATGTTATTGGAACTGGTCAATTTTTCTGCACTGCAATAGGGTATTAATATTTCACAGTTATTTAAATTAATATTTAAGTCAATTTATTAAAAACAGATATAGATATAAATTCACTTTTAGGGTCAGCCACTAATTTCAAAATATTAGTATTAATATCTAAGTGAAATTTAATACCATTAAATAGCGTATAATCGACTATATTTGTATTTGTAGAGTTATCTAAGACAACATAAAATGATACTCCTCCCGAAAATCTAATTTTAAAATAGTAATCTAATATATTGTTATATCTTACATAATTTGGTAACTTTCCAGTTGTTCCAATAGGTACAGGTGAGCCTCCAGCATACATTATTTGATGATTATTTCTTTTTAGATTTTCCAATCTCTTTCTATTTTCCCAGATTGAAAGTTCCTCAAATTTTACATCAGGGACGCTGATTCTTCTGTTTTGAGTTTCTTTACAGATATAAAACTTCTTGTTTGCTGGAAAATAATAAACATTTCCTTGTATTGCTTCATTCAAAGGAAATTTACCATCTTCTTTGCCAACAGCAGCAACAACTCTATCTTCAATTTCTTGTGCTGTTCCATCATATTCACCTTTTTGAGTGTAGTTTGCTTCTAAGTACTCTTTTGTTATATATAAATCTTTACCATCATTATGAACAACAACAGATCCTGTATTTGATGAAATTAAATTTATTTTTACTTCCATTCTGTGAGGTCCATCTGCTTCAGGTGGAATCCAAGAAGTCTCATCTCCATCATTCATATAAAAATATAGAACTTCTACTCCTTCATCTAATACATATATTCCTGTTTCTCTAGGGAAATAGCCTTCTTCTAAAGAAACATTATCTATAACAGTTGTTAGTACTACAGCATCTCCTTTTTGTTCTTTACTTAATATTGATTTTTCTATTTTTATATTTTTAATATCAATTAAATCAGCAGGATTTTCATTATCTATCAGTTTTCCATCTCCAAATTTCATTTTTGTAAATTGAATAGGAGTAGAACTAGCCTGACATTTTGCAAGATATGCTCTTCCTTTTTTTGTTAATCCACTAAATTTCATTTTACAATCTCCTTTCTAATCTGTTTGTATGCTCCTAAGAATAGATTTTTCTTTACGTCTATATCTTCTCCAGCATTAACTCTTTTTCCACTTATAAATACTTCTTTGTATCCTAAAACATGATATTCGTATTTTTTTTCTTTCAACAAATAAAAAGCTTCTAAGATACTTCTAACATTTTTATACTCTTCTATAAGAGATAAAACATTTTTTAACCAATCTTTCTCCTTACTTTCATTCACTGTTGTAAGCCTAAATGTAAAAGGTCTTCCTCCATACTCAAACCATTCTTCAATTTTTATTTCATAATTTAAATTTTTTAATTGAGAAATTACAGCAGTCTTAGTTCCTTTTTTTGAATGAACCCAATATGCAGACTTTATTAATTTTATTTTGATTTCTCTGTCTAAATCTACTCTATATTTATCTATATTAAAAAACCAAGCAATTTCATCTAAAACATTATCTTCTTGTACTTCAAGATTATAAAAAAGTGCTAAAGTTTCAATTTTATCTACAATATAAGTTTTAAAAATTTTTTCAATGCTCTTAGAAAAGGCTGTTAGATTTTTATATTTTTTTAAGTTCTCAGGAAATATTGCTGTGTAACTTGCTCGCTCTAACTTATTCATCTTCCTCACCTATATACTTTATGCTCTTAGTCAATTCTTTTGCTACAGTGTCTCTTTCAATTTTTTGGAATATAGGACTTGTTATTTCTACTCTTTTAGCTCCTGCTAATATTATTAATTGTGTTAATTTATTTGGATTTATATCTCTTCCTAGCTTTTCTTTTTGCCAATAAATATATTCATTGAAAGCTGCTTCTACTTCTTTTTTTACCAAAATAGGGTTATCCCCTTTCTTAGTCCAATATTTAATGTCTATGTTATACGATTGTACTTTTGGTTTTTCTATTTCAATTTTATCTGTCAAAGGTCTTACATCATCAGCTAATTTTTCTTTAATTTTTTCTAATATTTCTTGACTAGGTAATTCTCCATTTTTCAACAATGGAATAATTTTTACAACTCCAGGTGTTAATGGAGGAGTATAAATATAAGAATCTTTGATATCTTGATGTGATGTTAATGTATAATACTGATAAGCTCCATGAGGTCCTGCTACTGAAAAGGCTCTAGGTCTTAATCTTATTCTATTTCTATAAGCATCATCATCTTCTCTATCAGCACCACCAGATGTTTTAGTTATATTTGAAACTGATAATAAGTAAGGGACATCATCTACAATTGTATCTATTTCTCCTATTTCAATTTCATTCCCTATTAATCCAGGTACTAAGCATTTTGCTTTTCCTACTACTGTTCTTCTTCCAGGTTCTAAGACTATTGTTTCGATACTTTCGAAATATAGATTACCTTTTGCTATCTTGTGTCCTTTTGGTATTATCTTTCTTTCGTCAAAAATTTTAGAGAATGTGTATTCTACTGAACATTCTGCTTCTTTTTCTATTATTCTTGAAACATCTACAAGTGCACCCAGAGCATCTAAATATTTTCCTTGTGAATATTGAAGCAAATTCATTTTTCCTATAAAATTCATATAATCTTTGGATACACATACCAAATATGTAACCCAATCAATAAAATCTTCAGCTGGATCTCCTGCTGAAACTTTCGTATTCATGATTTCTTCATATCCATTTTTTAGTTCTTTTTTTATTTGATTTGTATCAAAATCTATAAATTTAAACTTATCCATCTTTAACATCTCCAATTACAACTATTTTAATTTTAGCTAATTCTTGATTTTCTAATATTCTTATCTCTTCTACATTAAATCTAGGTTCTTCTCTTTCAATTTCTTCCATACAATCTGCTATAATTTCTGCATTAACTATATCAATAGGTTCATCAACATAGTTAAAATTAATTCCTTTTTCTCTAGCTAAAACAATATTTCCTCTTATTCTTGATATAATATTTTCGATATTTTGAATAATTTCTTCAGTTCTATTTTTTATAAATTTATAATTTCTTTCTTTTGAAGAGTCTACATATATTTCCATTAGTTATACTCCTTCAATTCTATTTTTAAATCTATTTTAGTTGGAACTCCAAAAGCATTATATCCTTTAGGATCCTCCCCTATACTTGTAATAACATAATTTCCAATCTTTTTTCCTCCGAGTATAAGTCTTAAAACTTTTCCTTCCTTCAAAAAAGCTTCTAACTTCTTTTTTTCTTTATCTACATTTACTTTAAAAAAACGATTTAAATGAATTGAAAAACTTATGTTTTCGAGCTCTAATCCATCAAACTGTATTTTTGGTTTTTCTCCAATAATTTTATGTTCTATCCATCTTGAAGACATACTTCTTGAAAATGAATTATATGTCTTTGTGTAGATTGAACTTGTAAGAAATACATAATTTCCTAGACTACCAACTATCATTCAGGACCTCCTGTTTTATCCCCACCAGTTTTTACCTTGCCATGTGTATGTTTTTTCAATGATACTTTACTTGCTGTAACATCTTCACTAGCATTTAATTCCCCTTTTATATTTACAGAACCATCTATATCAATATCTCCAACAATTCGAGTTTTTGGACATTCTATTTTTATGCTTTGAGCAATTATCTCAATTTGATTTTTACAATTTATATATAATTTGGAATTATTTTCATCATATGAAATTATAGTTCCGTCGTTAAAAACAGTTATTTCAATTCCTTCTCCAGCTTCATTTGGTATTGGTGTTGCCTCATCATATCCAGAACCTAAATAAAAACCATTAAAAGTATTTTCAGGGAAAATACAGATTCCAACTTCACCAATCTTAGGAAATGAATAATGTTTTGTTCCTTCTGTTCTTCCTTGTAAAACTGGAATTTCTACAGAAGGAATATCAATATCTTCAAACGTTACTTTTATAGTTCCTTTTTCAGGAAAGATACTTGATACAGTTCCATACCTAATCATTTTCCACCTCAAACTCTATTATTTTATGAATTTCAGCATTTATTTTATAAGATAAAAAATCAATTTTTAAATCATCTATCATATATTTCCCAGAGAAATTTCCAAAATCATTTAAAATAATTGTGTCTCCAACTGATATTAATTCACTTGTTCCCATAAAAGATATATTTCCTTTTATTTCTCTTTTATTTTTATCTCTTAAAGCTTTTTTAGCTATTTCTAGTAGTTGCTTTTCAACTTCTTGAGCATTCTTACCAGTTACTTGTTTATCCTCGTTTATAAATAAGTTTCTTTTAATTTGCTTTTTATATGAGTTCCTATTTTTTATTTTAAAAGTTTTTTCTATTTTCTTTTTTTTCTTGTAGTTATAATAACTTATAGTACAGCTCGAATAGCTATCAGTGTCTTCTGTTGAAAAACTATAACTCTCTAATTGATTTTTAAAAAATATTTTCTTAGCTTCTTTTTTTTCATATTCTTCTTCTTCAAAAGCTATAATTTTGTTATCAAATAATTTAAGATTTATTCCAGCTTCTTCAGATAATTTTTTTAGAAAATCAAAGTCAGATTGTAACTTTTGTTCTATTCTTTGATATTTTCTATTAAAAGAAATTTCACAAATAGCTTTTATATTTCTTTTCTTTGCAATTTCATTAAAAATTGTTTTATATGTTACATTTTCCCAAACTTTATTTTCTTTTTTATCAACAATATCTGAAGCTATATCAAATGAAATAGCTTTTATATTAACTACATCAGGAGGACCACTAAAATCTACAGTATCTATATAAAACAATCCCATATCATGTGTGATTATTTCCAAATCCTTTTCCCAATGTTTTAATGTTAAGGTTGCTTTGAGTGTTTCTCCTTTTTGTGGCATCCATGATGATATCCATAACATATCCCTATTCTCTAAAGTGAGCTCTAGTGTATCTAGTTGATTTATAGAGTCACTTTGAGAACATGAAGTAAGTTGACTATGAATTTCTTTTGTTATATTTTTACCTTCATAAATTATTGTTATTTCTGTTCTTCTTGCATTTTCATTTTCTTTTGTAAAGTCAAAAACATTTATATTTTTAAAATCAATTTCCATATTATCTTCTCCAAGGAGGTAAATTAGAGTCTTTCATATCAATTTTTTTGTATTTTATAACTACTCCTGCTGGAAAAATAAAATACTCTGAATATTCTTCGTTCCATAAATTCAGGTAATGAATAAATTTTGAATTTTTATATAACAGATATGAAATTTTATCCCATGTATCTCCATCTTTCGTTGTATAAGAAGCCCATTTATCTTCCATTTCCTCTCCTCATATTTTCTCTTTCATATTTTTTCATCATATTTTTAAATTCATTAAAAGCTTCATCTCTATTTTTTCTTAATGTACTATCTAGATCTTTGCTATCGTTTGCATAAATCACTGGTGAATATGTTAAATTAAAAGAACTAGAGTTATTTCCATTTTCATATGCTCCTATTAATCTTCCAGTCTTTTCCCATAAGTTTAAACTTCTTTGACTTTTATCATGTGGAATAATAGATTCTGAACTTCCACCTTCTCCAACCCAAGCGAGAGTAGGTGAATTTACAATTCCTCCTAATGCAAATTGCGGAATGTCTCCTCTTCCACCATATGAATATGCTTTCCCATTGTTTTGTGGAATATCTCCTCTTCTTCCTGGAGGTGCTTTCTTTTCATCAATAAACAATAGTTTTTTACCCCAACCGATTGCCTTATCTATTCCATCACTTATTTTTTTAAATATTCCTGCAAAAAAATCGGCTATTGCCATTCCAGTCTCTTTAAGACTAGTCCATTTCTCATCTATCCACTTAAAAACACTTCCTAAAATTTCCATTGATGAAGCTTTAAAGTTTTCCCACTTTAAAACAATATTGGTTACCATGTTAGCTATCTTTTCTTTTAGCTCTCCAGCCTTTTCTTTTATAGTATCCCAGTTACGATATACAGTTATTCCAGCTTTTGCTATCCACCCTAAAGGTCCCATAAGAAACCAAAACTTATCAATAAGTCCAACTACTTTATCTTTTAATTCTATTGCTTTGGCTTTTACAGTATCCCAGTTTTTATATAGTAAATAACCTGCAGCTATTAGTGCTATAATACCTGCTATTATCCATGTAATAGGACTAGCTAGTACTGTCATACTTAAAGCTTTGAAACCTTTTGCAACTTTTCCAACTCCACCTATTAATTTTTTTCCAACAGATAATATTTTTGTTCCAAATGCGTGTTCTGTCATAAATCCTGCTATTTTCATGTAATTAGAATATAAACTTATTCCACCTGAGATAAGTTTTAAAGCAGAACCAAAACCTAATAACGCAATAGAACCATAACCAAAAATTTTCATGAATGTCTTGAAACCTTCTGGGTGTAGTTGTTGAAATTCTGTTATTTTTGTTAATAAATTTGAGAAACTAGTTATTATCTTATTTATTTCTGGAAGTAATAATGCTCCTAACTGACTTCCTGCTATGCTTAATTTACCCATTGTTATTGCAAGTTGATTTTCAGTAGTTCCTCTTTTTATATCGGCTTCCTTATCAACACTTCCTTTGGCTTCATCTCCATTTACTTTGTCTAAATTTTCTTTTAATCTATCTATATTATTTAAAAATTTAGATGCTGCTTCTAAACCTTCTTGACCAAACAGCTGAGTCAAAATAGCTACTCGCTTATTCGGATCTTGTGCTTTTATCTTATTGAAAACTAATAATAGAGCTTTTTCACTGTCTTCTTGTGATAATTTAGCTAGTTTCTCAGGGTCTATTCCCAAAGATTTAAACATTTCTTGTTGACTTTTGGTTCCAGCACTTCCTTTATTTAAAGCTACAAGTATTTTTCTTGCACCAGTTGCTGCAACTTCTGCTTCCATTCCTTGCTCTATCATTGAAGCTCCAAGAGCTGTAACTTGCTTTTCTGAAAATCCAGCTACTTTACCAATACTTCCTATTCTATTTACAAAGTCTGTTATAGCTGGAGCATTTGCTGATGTATTATCTCCTAAATAATTTATTCTATCTATCAGTTCAACCAATTCATCATAAGTTAAATTTAAAGAGTTTTTCATATTAAATAAAGATTTTGCTGCTTCTTCTCTATTCATATCAAAAGCCATTCCAGTTTTTGAAGCAAGTTCTATATATTTAATAGCTTCATCTTGTTTTAATCCTGTTTGACCTGCATTAGCTGCAGCTGCATATAATTCATCAAGTCCTATTGCTATTTTCTTTTCAGTAATAATTTTATGTAACTCTTTTTTAAAATTTTCCTCTTCTTCTTTGTTTTCAAAATTAAATTGTTTTTTTACTGCTGCAAAATTACTCTCAGCACTTATTGCTTGTTGTACAGGCTTATATAATAATCCAACTCCAGTTGCTCCAGCTTTAATAGATGTCCCACCTATTTTTGAAATCTTATCCCCTATTTGTTTAGAAGATTCAGCTTTTGCAAACTTTTTACTTGCTTCAGCTGCTCTATCTATTTCTTTTTTTAGTTCTTTATATTTTTCAGTGGTATTACTTAAATCTACTTTTTTATCTCTTAATACTTTAGCTGTTTCTCTTACATGCTTTAGCTCAGCTGAATAAGACTTATTTAAAGAATTTAGTTTTTTTTCTAAGTTCTGTAATCCTTTTGCATTTTCGGCTGTTTGATTTTTTTCATCTTTCATACTTGCTTTTAGTTCAGATATAGCTAATTTAGTCTTTTTTATAACTTCAATTTTTTCTTTTAATGCTTTTTTATCTTCGTTATATCTTCCCAATAATTGTTGAGTTCTTTGTAATTTTATAATCTCTTGATTAAGTCCAGAAACACCTTTACTTGCAAGTGAAAATGTTTTAGCAAATCCTGTTCCTAGTGCTGCTCCTATCCCAAAAGAAATTCCAATTTCTTTCATAAATCCTCCAGACAATAAAAAAACCACTTATCTTTTTTTGATAAGTGGTTTAACTTTATCTTTTATTTTTTAAAAAATTAATTTAAGTATGCTAAGTATTGCTATAACAAAGAGTACAAAAACAATTAGAAAAAATGGTGCAACATAGTTATACATGATAAACCCTATTGCCAAAAATATTATTAATGGAATAAGTTTTGAAAATATTTTTTTTATATTTTTTATAGTTATCCCAGCTTCTGCAAAATTTTTCACAGCTTCTTTTCTATACTCATTTGATATTGCTTGTTGTTTATTATACCAAGTTTTTATAGCTTTTAACATACTCATCACCTCTTGACAGTATTCTATAATAAATCTTGTCAAAAAGCAACCACTTATTTATATATGTGCTTGTTTTTCAAGAATTTCTCCCATATCAGTTGTCCATTCAAAGAATTCATGGAATGAAATATTTAGAAAAAATTCTATTCCTGATTTACTTTCTTTGCTTAGGATTAAGATTGTTTTTCTAAGATCTTTGAAACTAGTGCTTCTAATCCCAAGCCATCGAACAAACCCTTAACTTGATTTGTAACTTCTAAAAACTCACTTCCAGAAAGTTTTTCTACTAAATCATCATAAGAACAATCTAATATTTTAGTTGCTAATACTGTCAAATAATGTTTTGATTCTTCCATTCCACCTTGTGGAAATATTCCACCCATTAATAAAAATTCTTTTTCTGCTTCTAAAAGATGTTTAGGACAAAGCATATCTCTTGTTATGTTTATTTCAGATATTTCTATCTCTTTATCATCTTTTTTACATTTAATTTTATTTTTTATTCTTACCATTTTTCCTCCTACATTCCTATAGCATCTCTAACTTCTGCTAGTAAATCTTCTCCGTTTACATTGAAAATCATATTAATTTTATCTATTTCTAGAACAGTTTCATTATCTACTTCAACTTTTAAATAAGCACATGCAAATTTTTGGTTAGAACCAGAAGGTTTTCCAACTTCTAATTTTCCTAATCCTAAACTTTTTGGAACTACTCTTGTAGATATTTTTAATCTACCTTTATTTATCTGCCCACCACTCATATCAGTAGATTGAGTTGCTGCTCTAAATTCTAAAGCATATACTTTTTGAGAAAACGTTTTAAAGTTATCTTTAATTAATGTTCTGAAATTCATTCCAATTTCAAATGCTGAAAAATGCCCTAATGTTGGTGAATCTATTTCTCCAGCAATACCTGCCCCTGAAATTGTTTCAGACATAAATTGTATATCTGGTAAATCAACGTCAACTAAAGCTGTTGGTGACATCTCCCCATCTATAAAGCATTTATAATTTATTATCTTTTCAGGGATTATTCCGATTGTTTTAGCCATTTTTACCTCCTAAAATAATTTTTCATAATATTTAACATCAATTTCTAAATCAAATTTAATTTCTTCGGCTGGTAGAGCTGGTGTATAATATAGCTTAAATTTTATTTTTCCATCAATTAAACTAGTTTGTGGGTTGTCTTCTCTTCTAAATTCAACTCTAGCACCTATTAACTTTCCAGCTGAAACAAGACCATTTAACCAAATATTAATACTATCTGTTACTGTTTCTATTAATACCTTGTTTGTTGGCTCATCAATTTTTTGCCAATATGTTAATACAAGAGAATTTATAACCCAGTTAAACATCATTCTACTTACTATAAATGAATCTTTAGGATCTGATACTGCTGGGTAACAAGATGTTCTATTCCCCCAAAATCTCCATCCACCAATCCAATTTATAACTGTAGAAATTCCCTGACTATTTAAGTAGTTAGCTTCATCTAATCCTAATCTTATAGGAGTTCCATCAAGAAGAACTGCTCCATCACCTTTTATATTTTTGTTTGAAGGTGATTTGAATGGTATGTCTTCATTATCTTTTGCTAGCATTTGAATTAATGCTGCTTTTTGAGTAGATATATTATATTGTTGTTTTCCTAAAGAAATTTTTGGCCAGCTTACATCTAAGAAAGTTGATGAAATGTTATTTGTATTCTTATTTGCTACTGTATCTCCATATTTCTTAATTTTTGATGTATCTAAATCAACAAGCCCAATCCCTTGAAAATGTCCATTTATTTTTCTTGCTTTTGCTTCAATTACAGCTGCTACAGTTGAATTGCTAGAATATTTCGGAGCTAAAATTAGACTAGGAACTTTTCTATATTTAGGAAAGACCTCAGCAATTGCCTCTAATCCTTTTTTCTTTCCAGTTGCTCCATCTATTCCACCAATAATATCTGTTTCTTTAACTTTTTCTATATCAATTACACTGTATCTAACTTCTATTGGATCTGTTTTAGTTTCTTTTGGAATTAAAACTAGTTGCTCTTTTTCATTGAAAGTTTTTGTATGTTCAAATGGCGTAGTTATAACAACAGTTTCTGGTAAAATTCCAATATCTTCTAACAAATACTTCCCATCTACAAAAGTTATTGTTTTGTTAGTAACTTCTTTTATATGTTTTGTTGTGTCTAAAACATTTATTAAAATGATTGGCCCTATATTAAACTTTGAGAAATGAACATCAATTGCCTCACATAATGTATATTTTTCAAAATCTTCTGAAAAACCAAAACTTTCTACTGCTTCAGCATAAGAACTACATAGAATAGGTTCATTTATATATTTATCTTTACATAAGTTTATTGGTGCAGTTCCTACATACACTGGAGTTATACTATCACTAACTGCTGCAAGTAATTTTGTAGGACTTTCAGTTGCTGTAATACCATGATTAAATGCCATTTATATTCCCCCTTATTTCGTTTTTTAAAGTATTATAAAGTGTTCTATAATACTCATTATTTTTTAAATTCAAATCTTCTACATTTATAAACAACTTTTCTGTAAGTGGATATTTTTTTATTGCTTCCTCAATATTAGAAGGATAGCCATTTACAAAAATTGTATATTCTTGCAGAGAAAATTCAGCTATTGTTGGTCCAATATATATCTTTTGAAAGTTTTCTTCTACTTCTTTTTCTTCCTCTTTTATATCTTCTTGAATTTCGTTTCTTACTTCTTCTTTCAATTCTTTATTTATTTCTTCTTCATTTTTTTGAATAGCCTTAGGCAATTCAATCACCTCCATTTATCCAATTATCTGTATCTGTTCTATAATCCTTTTCATAAACAACATTTATATAAATAAAACTTAAATAGAATGGAACTGGCTGTTCTTCTGGAAATACCCATTCAGCTTCAGGAAGAATTTCAAATCTATTTTCAATTATTCCAACCTTTTGAATTTCATCCAATATTTTTTGAGTTATTTCAGATACTTCTTCGTATCCTTTTTTAACATCTTTGTTAAAAATACCTGTAGATATAACTAATGTTAGTATTTTTTTGTCTAACGAATTCTTAACTTTGTGAGTTCTTATTGTTATTGCTGGAATTATTGTTTCTTCTGGGTCTGGTGGAAGTAATCCAGTATATACTTTTATTTCTCTTAATTCCTCACTTTTATAAGCTTTATATTTCTTTTGAGTTATAATAGGCAGTATCATTTCTTTTATATTTTCTTCTAAAGTTTTTATATCTATCATTAAATATACCCTTTCAATATCCTTGAAACTTCTTTTAATAGAAGTTCATTTAAATATTCTTCACCTTTTTCTACTGCATAACTTGAAACATTTTCTGAACCTAACATTTCAGAAATTCCTATTGTATACAATTCTTTAATCGGAAATCTGCTATTGATTTTTCTTTGAAATATCCCTTTGTGTCCACTTTTCATAGTGGCTATAAAAGGTTTTCCAGTATATTCATTTTTCCCTTTAACTATTTTAGAGTTTTCGGTTTTTTTTATTTTAACTTTTATTTGACTTTTTGATTGAGAAGTTAAAAACTTAGATAAAGCTAATCTTGGAGTTTTAGCAGCTATTGTTCCTCTTAAAACAGAAAATGTAGCTTTTATTAAATTTAATTTACTTTCAATATCGCTCTTTTTTATGTTATATTCAGAAGTTGTTTTATTTTTTATTTCAGTTTTAACTTTATTAAGAGTTCTATTAATAGTTCCAGTAATAGCTCTTTCAATTCCGTTAGGAATAGTTTTTAACATATTTTGAGCTAGGTCTATATTTTTTACTTCCAAAAAATGTTGCATTAAATTCCTATCCTTTCTTGAAGTTCTAAAATAATTAAACTTTCTTCTTTATAAGATCTATAGACTTCAAATGTTCCATTATTTACGTCTATTTGCTTTCCCGCTGTGTATTTTTCTAATTCTGCTTCATACTCTAAATAAAGTATATAATCAACTTCTTTTGAAAGTCCTTCGTATTCATCTTTGTTCATTTTATTATCTGGTCTTTCCATAACTCCAATATACATTTTGTCTTGAATGATTATCTCTTCTCCAAACTCATCTAAGTTTAGAAAAACTTTTATATCTTCTTTCAGTTGTTCTTTAAAGTTCATTTTTGATCCTTTTATTTTTTCTTAGTTTTTCCATTTTTAGCTACTTCACTATTATTTTCTAAAGTTTCTTTTTCTTCTTTTTCTGTTTCAAGAATTTCGTTATTTTCGAAATTATCATCTCCTATAATTGATGCTGTGTTTGTTGTTAGAATATAATTTAATTCTTCACCTTTTTCAAATTCAACAACATCTCCTATTCTGTTTTCTCCATATATTCTTTCAAATTTTATTTTCATTTATCCTCCTAATTTTTTAGATAGAGAGCTTTTGCTCTCTATCCATTATTCATCACATACTACATAAGAGAAATAAGTATCTACATCACAAGGCTGTAATACTGGTCTTGATTCAGTAGTAATTTTTGCAACTTTTGGATTTGTTGTGTCTAAATTTGAATATCTTTTTGCCATATGAATAATTCCTTCAGACATGAATATTACAGGAGCATATAAAATTTCTCCTTGTGAAGCTCCACCAACAACCATATTTGTAGGCATTAATTGTATTGATTTCCCATCTGGTCCTATTACTTTTCTGCTGTAAGAAAATAACTCTACTCCATATGTTGTATATGTTCCTAACCAAACTACACCTGGATGTATTCTTAATACTTTTTTTACAAATTCATTTTGTAAATCTTTTGAAATAGCTTTTTTAAATTCTTCTGATTTTCTTAATATTTCAGCAGCTTTTGACCCTAAAATTATATTTTCAGTTTTTAAACCATTTTCTTCTGCTTTTTTTATCATTTTATCTAAACTAAATAATGGGTCTACTCCAGCAGCAGTCCATTTATGTGTGCTATCTAATGTTGCTTTGTTTCCAAGTTCATAGTTCACTTCGTATTCTGCTTCTTTATCTCCAGATTTAACAATTCCAGTTGTTAAAAATTGTGAAACCATTAATTCTATTTTATTTGTAATGTAATTTTCTTGGTCTAATAGAACTCTTCCAATTTTTTCACCAACCATTTTTGCAGGACTATAATTTTCTATAGCTTGCCCTGCTTCTCTTGCAAACATATCTTTTGGTGTTAATGAATATTCAGGTCCTATTGATGGTGCTATAATTACATTTGATTTTTTACTTCTTGAATATACAGGTCTACCTGCTTCTAAAGGTGTTAAATATGGAGCAACTGCTTCTCCTGCTTTTGTATACTCTAATATTATTTCCTCTGTTGATACTGGTGTTTCTTTTTTGAAAAATAATTCAGTTAAAAAATTTCTTTTTACTTCTACATTTTCTCTTATTTTTCTTATAGTTTTCGGTGTATATAATCCTAACATTTACATTCCTCCTATTTTACAAATATTCCTAATTTTCTAAGTTCAATTGTTAGCTCTTTTTCTTTGCTATTAAATTTAACAAATTCTTTTACAAGCCCTCCAGTTAAAATTACTGTAGCATCTCCAGGTTCTTCTATAGTTTCATAAGAAACTCCATAAACACTTGAATATGTTGTTCCATCATATTTTCCAAAGTTTTTTGCATTATCTAGTGCTATAACATCTCCAGCTTCAACTTTTGTTTTTAAAGTTTGATTTATAGTTTCAACTGGAAAATTCCCTTGAAATATTCTTATATCCTTTTCTGAGTAAATTTTATTTTTCATTTTTCCCTCCTATTTGTTTTCATCATTATATATATTTAATGCTGCTTCATATATTTCATTTTCTACTGAACTGTCTCCTAAATCAGTATTAGAAGGTACTATTTTATCTAATCCAGCATTTGAAATATCTGTTTTAGAAGTTTGAATTTCTTGATTTGCTTTATTTGCATTTGACATAAAGAATTCTGCCATGATATCTTTTGGATCTCTAGGTTCTTCAAACTTAGCCTTATTAATAGTTTCTTTTTGACTATCATTTAAAGTAGGTATTCCATCAAGAATTTGTATTCTTTCTCTTTCAGCTTTTATTGCAGCTTCTATCTTATTTATTTGATTTTCTCCGATTTCATTGATGATTTGATTTCTATAATCATTCATCAAATCTGGATATTCATTTAATAATTCTTTTACACTTTTTGGCATTGTTATTCCTCCTATATTTTTTATATTTTCAATCTCTTTTAATTTTTCTTTTAATAAATCTTGATTAATAAAGTTTTCAATATGTAACTCATTTGATATATTTTTAATATTTTCTAATGAATTATCATTTTCAACTATCTCATCAACAAATCCAGCTTCAAGTGCTTCAGTAGCACGATACCACTTTTCGCTGTTCATTTTTTCTGATATTTCTTCTCTACTTAGTTTAGATTTACTACAATAAATATCTAAAATAGCCTCTTTTACTGTATCTAATAATTCTATTTGTTTTTTTAATTTTTCAACATTTCCATAAGCTGAACTTAGAGGATTATGTATCATGTATAGTGCTCCTGTTCCCATAACTACTTTTGAAGCACATAAAACTAAAAAACTTGCAGCACTTGCAGCTAATCCATCTATATATCCTGTAATTTCAACATTGTTTACTTTTGCATAATCTTTTAAGAGATTATAGATTGCACTTGCTTCAAAAACATCTCCACCAGGAGAATTAACTCTTAAATTTATATGAGAAACATTTTTTAATTTTTGTAATTCTTTTGCGAAATTAGCTGAACTAATTTCTCCATACTCTTCCCAAGCCCATTTTGTAATAGTTCCATATATACGAATTTCAGCAGTGTTTTCACTTAGATTTTTTATTTCAAAAAAATTATTTTTAAGATTTCTCTCCATTATCTTTCACCCCCTTGCGAATATTTTTTAATTCTCTTTCAAGGAGAGCTAATTCTTTTTCTTCTTCAGCTCTTTCCCTAAAGATTTCTTCAAAATCATATCCACTCGTAGCAGATATGATGCTTCTACTTGTTGTATAATTTTCTAATTCTTTTGAATTAGCATTTGCATCTTTTAATGGGTCTAATGATGATTTACCAGCACCAACCCAGATACAACGAGTAAAAGCATAACGAATAGATTCATCTTCAAAAAATCCAGGACAATCTATATCTCCATTTCTTATAAGTTCTAAAACAAACTCTTCATAGATAGGTTGACAAAAAGTCCTTTCTAAAATTTTTCTTGAAACTTGGAATCTTTGATGAGCTTCTTCTAATGAAGCTTTTGCTGCACTATAAGAATTTTTAAAACTTGACATTAAAACTTCTTTACTTATTTCTAAATTTGCACCAATTTCTTCGCATATTGCTTCAACAAAATCTTTAAAATGTTTATTTGGTCTATTAGTTGCAAATTCTTTTATTTTTTCTCCTGGTTTTCCTACAACCAGTGTTCCATGATCTAAACTTATTTTTTCTTCAGTCTTTTTTTTATTTTCAATGTTTCTTTCTTCATCTTCATCCATAGGCATTCCAAAACTTCCAGCAAAGCCTTCATCATCTGCACTATCGCTTTCTACTATAAGTCCTATCATTGCATTTATAACAGCCGCTGTAAGTTCTGAACTTTTATATCTTCCTAGTTGTTTTAATGAGAATATAATAGGTCCTAATATAGGAACTCCTCTTCTTTGCCCAATTCTTTCAGGTTCAAATATATGTAAAATATTTTTTCTACCTAAACTATTAAAAGCTGGATAAGATTTTATAGTATAATTCAAAGTATCTCCTGGATGAGAAGTTGCTATATAATAATTTTTTAATTCCCCATTTTCATCAAATTCAACTCCTGCTTTTGTTTGAAGATTTGCTCCAGGTGGATTTATAATTCTATCAGCTTCAAGTAATTGAACACATAACTCTATATCAACACCTTTTCTCTTTTTTCTCAGTGGAATTGCAAAAGCATCTCCATTCATTACCCAACTTAATTGAAGTAAAGATTGTAATCCATAAAAACTAAACATTCTACTTGCATCTGAATTTGCTGATAAAGCCCAGGCATTAAACTTATTTTTTATAATTCTTTCTAATTCCTTTGCCTTTTTTCTTTCCATTCCAAGATATGTATAATTTATTGTTGGTTTTGGTAATAATCCACTTCCAACTGTCTTAGTTCTCATTTTCTTTAAAGCTGCTCCAGCCAAATCGTTATTCATATACAAATTTCTTGATTTTGCTCTCAAATCTTCAAGACTATACAAAATATCTTCATCAGGACTATTTGGTGTAACCTTCCAATTTTCTAAAACTGGATCATCTTTATTGGAATAACCTTGTTCTACTTTAGCTAGATTATATATTTTTCTATCTTTTAATCTATTAATCCCATTCTTAGGACTTATATAACCAATTACTTTATCTAAAAGATTCATATTTCCTCCTATCTTGGAATTATCTGAATTGTTCTAGGTCCCGAACTTCTTCTCTTTGCTTGTTGTAATCTGTCTTGCCAAATCTTTATATTTCTTGCGATTTCCATTGCATTAACTCTTGTTAGAACCCTTTTCCCAATCGTATAACTCTGTCCTTTCGTGACAGCTAAATCTGCTTCTAGCCAAGCATCTAAATGTTCTTGGCATTGTTCTACTGTAAAACTCATTTTCTATCTCCTTTTCTATTGTATTTTTTGTCATGTAAATCTATTGGAATTAATTCAATTGCAGCTGTTGCATAGTTTCTTAAATCTAATGGTTCATTTCTTCTTCCATCAAGTATCTCCCAAGCTATTTTCATTCCTCTAGGAGTAGATTTTTTTACTTTTACTTCTGAAGTTAGCCCTTTAAAATAGTCTATTCCATATCCTTGTGTACTTGCTTTTGGAAAATGACATTTCCCTGTTCCTTGCAAAATAGAAAGTCTTGAATATGTTAAATCTTTTAAAGCATTTACTCCTAAACTAAGTAAATTCACTGAAGGAGTTCCTTTTTTTGTTGTTTTCCTAAAACCATTTAAAATATTAACTCCCCAAGCTCCTTGCCCTTTAATTGCATAAATTCCTCTTTTTTCTTTTTTGTAAACATATTTATAAACACTTCCAGTATGGTGTCCGCCTGAATCTATAAGAGTTGCTGCTATTGTTAAGAATTTTCCATTTTTGTATTTGAATTTTTTTCTTAAAAAAGTATCTAATTGTTGCCATACTTCCTCTTTACCAGGATCTCCAGGAAAATCTCTATAAACAATTCCATAACTCTCATAGCCATAAGCCCAACCAACAACTTCAACTTCCAACCTGTTATCTTGAACGTCTACTCCTGCTGTCAATATAACAACATCATCATGTAGTTCAGCTCCATAATCTTCTCTTGTTTCATAAATCGCTTCGTAATCCATAGCACTATCAAGATTGACAGCAAATGTTTTTCCAAGTACTGTATTTACAAAAGTTTTATATTGGAAATCATCATCTTTAACACTTAAATATTCAGCTATGATATCTTTCCAACTTACCCAAGGTGAAGCTAAAGCATTGAGATGGAAACTTCTATTTTCTTTCTCATTTGGAAATTTAGCTATCCACTCTCCATTGGTTTGCCCATACTTTTTCCATTCACTTTCAATAGCACTCTCTCCACAAAACTTGCATTCAAACTCAGGTTCTACCAAGTCTTTATATTTAAGTTGCTCAAATTCTAGTGATTGATGTTTACCACAATACGGACATGGTAAACTCCATTCTTCTTGTGACCCAGCTAAATATAATAATTGTATTTTTGAAGTTGCATCATCTGTTGGAGTAGAAACCCTTATTTTTTTACTATCATAAAAATTGTTTGTTCTTCTCTCAGCTAGTTTTACTGGATCTCCTTCTTTCTTGGCTGATAAAGGAAATCTATCAACTTCATCTAACAATGTAATTTTTATTGGTCTACTTGCTAACCCAGAAGGTGAATTTGCTCCAACAAATCTTACATATCCCCCAGGAAACATTTTTTCTTGAACTGTTCCTGATTCTCTTTTATTAACTTTTTCTACTAAGACTTTAAGAATTTTTGTATCTCTCAACATAGGCTCTACTCTTTCTTTTGAGAATGACTTGGCATCATCAACAGTTGGTTGTACAAAAAGAATAGGACAAGGATCTAAGTGCATATATCTCCCTAAAATATTTAATAGCAATTCTGTTTTCCCTACTTGTGCTGAACTCATTATGGTTATTGACTTAGTTATGCTGTCAGTAACACAATCAAATATTGTTTTCATATATGGAGTTCTATCTGTTTCCCATCTTCCAGCTTCAGCTGAACTCTCTCTTGAAAGTACTCTGTACTTATCAGCCCATTCAGCAATAGTTAAATCTTCTGGAGGAGTTAAACTATCTTTTACAATATTCTCAATCAGATGTATTGTGTGTTTTCCCTGTATCATCTTCTTCAATTCCTTTTCTTTCTTCATACTTGTAATCAACCAATTCCTCTAAAACCTCATAAATAGCTTTTTTTAAAATTTCCTTTACTTCAAGTTGATTTTCTTTATTTAAAAGCTGAACTGAAATTTTACTTGGAAGAGCCATCAATTTAGATTTGAAGTTATAATTCATATTTGAAACTATTCTGATAACATCACTTTCATGATGATATTCTTTTTTTAGAATTTGTAATTTATATTCTTTCAATTCTTTTTCAGCTCTTTTTAACTCTGATACTTCATCTTGCCCTGAATTCTTTTCAACAAATATTTCTACCGCTTGGATAAAATTATATTTTCCAGGTGATACCCTAGCAGATTTAAAATATTCTCTAACTTTTCTTTCAGAAAATTGAAATATCTTAGCTAATTTACTTTCTGTGGCTAATATCTCCTGCACTTTTTCTCCTTTCACGTATATAAAAATATTTTTGGCAAGCTTGAAAAAAAATCTAAATTTGATAAGTTTCGAGCCTCTTCGCCCCTCTAATCTTCTTTTTGCTTTACAGTACCTTATTCTAAAAGAACAAGTTGCTTTTCTTTTTCTTTCTTCTTTGCTTCTTCAAGCTTTAGCTCATCTGTTGCTTTGTATCCTAACATTGAATTTAGTTCTCTCGCTGCTGCTACTCCTGCTAGCAGTTGCTTATCCTTTCTTTTCTTCTTCGTTGTTGTTGTCCCTTCAGGTCCAACTTCTTCGATATATTCAACTATCTCAACTCCATTAATGGAATCATTTAAAATCTTGTTTAATCTATTTGCAATGCTCAGCATTCCAAGTTCAGTGTCTTGAAATAAGATCTCTCTCAACTCAGCTATCTTGGTTGCAACCTTAGGACTCTTTTCTATGTTAGCTGCCTTAGTCTTGTCACTGTATCCAGCTTTTTCTTTTGCTTCTTCTTTACTAATTCCAGACATTCTGCAAATAACATAATTAGTTTGTTTTTCTGTCAACCCCTCAAAGTTGCATATTTTTTTATTTTGTTTTTCAGATATTTCTTTTCTAATTTCTTTATACTCAGCAAGATATCTTTTTATCCATGAGATTATTGTATTCCTGTTATATTTTGTTTTTCTTTGTATCTCATCATATAGATCTTTTTTCTTTGTACTGAATTTAGTTGCTTCAAGCTTTATGTATAATTCTAAAACTATTAGTTGCTCTTCTTTGAAATTTTCAGACTTATTCATTTTTTATACCTCACATTACTGACTCATCTATAAATCCTCCTAATATTTATTATCTAAATCCTAAATTGTTTTAAATATTTGCATAACAAAAACAAACAATTGTATTTTCACTTTTAGGATTGAAATGCCTCACATTATTATCGCGCGAGGAAAGTATTAAAAACTATTGAAAACAAAAGGAAAAAATTTTTTGAAAGTGTGAAAATAGGAAGTTTTTTCTTCCTATTTTTTGCAAAAAAATGCCAAATGGTTTTTTGTGTCACATTTTATTTTGCAATTAAAAAGTATGATATTTACAAGGAATTGTTCGAGTCTCTCTATGTTCGAGAAAAAATCTCGCTGTGGAGATGCCCTTTGTTGCGAGTGAATTAAAATATTTTTTATCTTGCTTCGATAAAAAACAATTTGTCTATAGCATTTATTGCTACTACTAGTAACAATATCATCAATTATTTTATAATCAAATATCCATTCCAGATTATCTCTAACCAAAGAATCCAGGTCTTGGCATCTGAAATTTATAAATTTTTCTTTAAGGATTTCAACTGATTTTTCTACTTCTTCAATCATTATTTTCCCTAAAACTTCTGATATTGTGCTTTGAATGTAATTTTTTATATCTTCTATCTTTATAGAATTTACAGAATTGAATTCAAAATAATTTTTTATAATTTTTTTACTTAATCTGTGTTCAAGTCGAAAGATTGCTCCTTTGACTTTTTTTAAATTTTTTTTGTTATTCTCATGACCTTTTGAGTATAATCTAATTTTCCAACCTGATGTTGGTTGGAAGGTAAAGCCTGTAGTATAAAATTTATTTTGATTTTTATCAAAATTATAATACTGGACTTTATCTAAATCATTATATCTTCTTGTAAGTGCCTTAAAAAAATAACTTATAATATTGTGAAATTTATAAAAATTTCCAACAAATTCTTGAGTAGTAAATTCAAAATATTCATATTTTATGTCATTTATTGTTATTTCATAATCTATTAATTTATTTATTAATTTAACTAGATTATCTTCAACCGTAGTTTTTTTTAATTCATCAGATAAAGGATAAATATTATCTTCTGAAAAAAAACGTGGATAAGAAAAATCTATTTTAATCGTTGTTATTCTCTTTAGTTTTTTTTCTTCTAATTTAATGTAATTTATATTTCTTTTATCAATCTTATAATTATTTAAATAATTTGTAAGACTTTCCGAAAAAGAATGAGGAAACATAATTTTAATTCTTTCCCTCACATATAAGATATCAGTTTTAACATCAACAAAGACACAGGCTCTATCTAAACCATACATCTATAATTTCACTTTGGTATTTTTGTTGCAATGTGAACAATTTATTTCTAAACACTTTTCTTCAAAATAATAAGTAACTTGATTTCTAGCAGCAACTTTTATTCTTTTTTCAGTATCGGAATATAAATAATTTCCACATTCACAATAACTATACCCAATTTCTTTATTATTTAAAGAGTATTTTTTGGACATTCGTACCACCTGCCTCTGATACTCTGATATGTTGTTATCTGATCTTCAGTATATTTCTCAGAAAGTTCTTTTAATTTTTTTTTAAAAGCTTTTTTATCATAAAAACAGTATTTCCCAATAATATTAGGACATTCTTTCCCATCCATAATTACAGTTCCATCTCTTATTTTTATGTAATATCTGTAAGGTTCATAAATATTCATAAAAAACTCCTTTAAAAAATTAAATATATTACTTAAATTTATTAAACTATTTCATTTATAATGTTAACCTATTTTTTTTAAAAGTCAAGAAAAATTTTTAAATAAAAAAATAAGACCTTGCTAAAAGCCTTATTTTAATAAATGTATTCCAAATTTATTTTTTTCTATTTTTTAATAATATTATTATTGCTATTATTACACCTATCGAAACTGGAGAAAGAAATAATTTTAAAGATTCTTTTATGAAGATTAACTTAGTTTCTTTTTGAAGTATAAAATTTTTTATTTCAAAAATATCAAAAAACCACGATAGCACTGTTACAAATATTAGAGTGAAAATAATACTATTAATACTTTTCAAGTTTTTTAAAGTGTTGTGATCATTAGATTTTAATTGAGGTAAAATATTCATATTTTCTAAAAAATTTACAAGTAAACATAACATATTTATTAAGATAAATCCGACTAATAGTATACCAATTATTAATCTATAAATACTAGCATTGTTTAAATTTTGAAAGCTAGTATTAGCAAAAACAAAACCTGTAACAAATGTTAATACTATTGATGCAAAAATTCCCAAAATTGCAATGTAATCTTTTTGAGTTTCTTTTAACTTTGTATCTAAGTTTTTTATAACAGCTTTTTTCATATCATCACTAGTTTTTGTAATTAAAGATGTTAATTCTTTTTTTATAACAGAGGAAGTTTTATTTATTTCATTAAAATATTTCTCATTCATTTGTTTCCAATAATTTATTCTTAATATATCCATAGTAATATGGTCATTTAATTTTTCAATTTCTTTTTTATGAGTAAAATCAATAGTTTCGGCGTATTCATAAAGCGTTCTTATATTTTCTCCTAGTCTATCAAGAGAAATTGGAGTCTCATTTTTTATAGAATTGTTCAAATCATCAGATTTTATTTGTATTCCAATATCAGAAGTTAGTATTAATGAAGATATATCAGAATAAAAATGTCTAAAGTTTTTATCGTATAATTTATTAAATCTCTTTAGTAAATTATCAAGATAGGCTTTAGACATTATATCTTTCTCTGAAATTTCTATTAAATACTCTTTTAGTTTCTCTCTTTTCCGATTTTTTTCATTTTCTTTTTGTTTTTTAGCCATACGTTTTTATCATCTCCAATGTGATGACTCTATCATTACCAGCACCATTCTTGAAAACTTTATCCCAGGCTCCATTTTTTTGATGAGTTTCATCAACTAAATCCCAAGGTTTTTGTTCAGAACGCTCATCTATTTCTTCTAATAGAAAATCTTCTAAAAATAATTTAGGATTTGGATCATATTCTGTTGGAATAATTCTTAAAGAAGAGTAGGTAGCAAAAGTATAATAAACTTCTCTTACTACTGGTCCAAATTGCCAAGCTACAATTTTTTCATGGAATAGAGGTACTCCTTTTTTCTCTAAATTCATTTTTTGTAAAAAATATAGCATTTTTTGTAGTTGTAAATTACTTATAGGAAAACTTCTGTTAGCACATCTTCTTACTATAAACCAAGCTAATTCAACTGCATTCATTTTTGTACCTCCTTTTTATCATTTTTGTTAAAGTATATTATATAATATCATCTATATTATTTTTTTTCAACAAAAATATTATGGAGTTATATATTTTTTTCTTGCTTAATTTCTAATAGCTCAATATATTCTCTTGCTTTTTCTTTATTTTCAGTAGATAAATTTGTTATATTAACAGTTTCTCTGTTATTTCTTGCTCTCTCAGAAATTTTTATTAGTTCTATAAAGTCATATATTTTTCTTTTTCCTTCTTCTGATATTTCAGAAATGTTTGTAATATCAGTTATAGATTCTGATTGAATATTATATTTTTCAAATTTTTTGAGTAAAAAAGAAGGTAGGTTCATTTCTCTTTCTGATTTTAACAAATCTATGAAATCATCTTTTGGCAACATAGTTTCTAATTTTTCAAGCATCTGTTCAGAGAGTTTTTTTCTACCAACATCTATAGCAGACATAGTTACTGTAGATATTCCTAACTTTTCAGCCATCATTGCAGCAGTCATTCCTCTAGTTTTTCTAAATTCTTTTAAAATTTCACTAGTCTTTCTCATTCCTAACTCCTTTCTTTCAAATAAATAAAATACTTAATTAAATGGTTTATTTTATTAACTTAGTATAACACTAAAAAAAACACTTGACAACTTTAAAATTTGTATTATAGTATTAAGTAAATAGTTTAATAAATTTAATTTTTTAATTTAATGAATTTAATTTCTTTTAAAAAATTAATAGAATTAATTAAATTTACTAATATTTATTTTAAGGGAGGACATACTATGGAGATTAATCTTATTAATTTTTTAGAAGAATTGGGTGCAAAAGGACTGTTTAAATCAAAAGTAGGGGAATTTGATGAAAAATTTAAAAGATTTGTAGATGGTCTAAAAATTTCTATTGAAGAAAAGCAGGAACTAGAAACTATTTTTAATGAAGCTATTGAAACTTCAAAAAATGAATTTTTAGAAATTGGCTTTCTCTATGGTAAGGAAAAATAAAAAAAATATGGCTCGTATATTTACGAGCCATTGATATAAGATTATCCACCATAAGAATGTTTACAAGGTTTATGACCTCTAGCTTCTGCTTCTTTCCTTTCAATAGGAATAATCTTTTTGGCTCTCACTAAACCTTTACAAGTTTTAGTGGCATGATACTTCTTTCCAGTAGGTGTTATGTACACAATCTCAGCAAAAGAAATTACTGTTAAAAGCAGAAAAAAAGTTACTATAAGTTTTTTTATAGCTCCTCCTCGATAAATAATTAAATTTGATTAGATTTTACTGGTAGGACTGAAATGATTTTTTCCATTTCTAAATTACCTAATTCAACAAGTTCATTATAAGAAATTTTACTAGCATCTACTATAAGAATTTTATCATATTCATTAATAAGTGATTGTAAATACTCTATTCTTTTTGCTTGAGTAAAATCTTCTAATTTAACTTCTATTATTTTTTCTTCCATAATATACCCCTTTTTAATAAATATATTTAATTTTTGAAATGTATGGTTCATAGATTTTCCCACCCCTCGCTTTTAATTTATGGACTGTACTATTGAGAAATTAAAAATAAACGAGGTGGAATTGTGAATTTTTATATAAAAAAAACATTTAAATTCCCACAAAAAAAACTTTTTCATTCTTCATTTAATTTTGGAAGAGCACTTAGTTTTAATTTTTGGGGAAGTTTTGATTATGATTTTAAATTAAATCTATCTTTAGAAACAATGCGTGAATACAATCATATTTTAATCTATGATAATTATGAAACGCATCAAAGCTATCTAGGTCAAAAGTTAAGAAAAGCTCTTAATTTAGATAAAAAAGATAAAAATAATAACAAGTATCTAATTGTTATTCCAAGTCAAGAATATTTTAATAGTAAATTAATAAAAAGATGTTTTAAGAAAAGTAAAAAACTAATTAATAAGAAATACTTTTTTATTAATTATGATTTATTTGAATTATACTTCTCTCTTAGTAGAAGTCAAGAAATCATTCAATTCACTGATGATTTGAGCTTTTTTAATTTCTAAACCATCAATTCTAGCTAAAACTTCAGCTGGAGGATTTATTGCACTTCTGTAAGGAACCCAATATTTTCTAAGAAGATTGACTTTTTCTGATATAACACTATCCAATCTATGAACTAATGGAATGTCTAACAAGATTTTTCTTTTACTATCTCTTATCATTCCATCATCATTTTGCATAGGATCTATTACAAAAAGTATAAGTTTTTCTTTATCTTTTCTAGGAGTAATGTCTTTTATTTTACCTTTTTCTGATATCCAGACAACATGGTATTCGGCTTCAATGAAAGCTTGTGATTTCCAAATAGTCCAACCAATTAAAGGCATTCCTCCATCCTTACGAACTTTAAATGCAACATTTTGCTGACATTCGTGATATTTTAGATGTCTTGCTTCACTGGATAAGGGTAAATAAAAGAAGTATTTCCCTTGTGAAGTCATATCTTTTATATTAGGATTTATTTCTTTCATAAATTCTAATTCTAAATCTGTTAATTCAGTCGGTGTTGTAGATTTTAA